TAGAGGAGGTAACTTTATTTCCATTTGTCGAAATTGTCCAGTTTTATTTGAGGTAGAACTCTACAACACCGCCCTCGGCTGCGAGAGGCATCCCTTCGGCCCATGCGGGGAGCTTGGTGAGGCACTGGACGAAGTGGTCGGCTGACTGTCCTGCGAGGGGGTCGTACTCGGAGAGGGCTTCGTCGTGGATGAGGGCGACGATCTTGTAACCAGCGCGGGAGGCGTTGATGGCACCGTGGGCCATGAAATCCGCAGCAATCGCTTGAGTGGCATTCTCAACAAGGCTTCCACCGTAGGTGGCAACGCGCCCCCACATTGCCTTCATCGGTATCTGTCCGAAAAAGGTGATGGCTTCGGACATCCTAGCTTTCGGGTGCTTTTGCTTCACCTTGGCGACTTGCTCTGCTGTCGGGTTGAACAGCTTCTTCTGCTCTGAACTGATGACCTTGCGTACTTGGATGGGTTTTCCTTCTTCGTCGATGTCGTCCGCCAGTTCTACCTTCTCCTCTCTCCACACAAGCTGGGGAGTGAGCTGCGGTTGTGGGTAGGCTAGTTTCCGTCCACTCGGGAGTCTCATGAACAAGTAGTCCATGCCTGCTGTCTTGGTCCTGAAGAATCCGCAATTCACCCCGAACGAGTAAACCTTCCCTGGGTTCCTGATCGCGTTCTTGGCAGCATCTTCCGTCGTTCGCCAGTGTGTGACGATAGCAGGGCTGGCCTCGCGCCAGTATTTGATAATGTCTGGTAGTTCCTCCTTGGTGAGACCACTTTTCAAAGCACCCATGCGCTCAAGAGCGCCAACTCCTCCCCCGAAGCCACAGCCGAGTTCGGCCTGTTTACCTTTGTGGCGCAAAGGATGCTTCTCTCCCCGAGCCTCATACGCTTCAAACTCGGAGAATGGAACCTTGAACATCATGGACGCCGACGCCTCGTAAATCTTTCCGTGCGTCTTGAACACGTCGAGTCGCCACTTCTCCTGCGCCTGCCATGCGATGATGCGTGCCTCGATCGCTGCGTAATCGGCATCAAGCATCGGTCCTTTGTCCTGGATGAAATGCCGGATGCACGACGACACAACTTCGAGGGGAGGTCCGTACACAAGGTCGAGCCACTCGCGGGTGCAGCCTGCAATGATGTCTGCGTAGGCTTTTCCTGTCAGTTTTTTCAGATACTCAGCGGGCCGTTTGAAGTTCTGGGGTTGGACGAGCGAGGCACTCCATCGCCCAGTGCCCGCGCCATGATACACCAGTGTCCCACGGACACGGTTGTCTTGTGGCCCAGCACAACCAAGCATTGCCGGGATCTTCTTGAGAGAAGCGTAGCTGACTCGCTTCTTCAGTGTCAGAGCACGACCAAGTGGAGTTGAGTCGTCGAAATCCTCTTCCTCGAAAATCTCGTCCAGTGTGTCCGCACGCAAGTTATCATGTTTGAAGCCTTTTGCTTGAAGCCATTCGACCACTCTGGCGCGTTGCGTGTGTTCGACTCCTGTTAGCTGTCGGAACTCTTCGGCGAGTGCTTCCGTCTCCTCGTTCACCAGTTTCTCCGCCTTGCGCAGAGCGTCTAGATTCACCGGGAACCCACGGCAGTTGATTTCCAGATCCAGGAGAAAAGTTTGAAGCGGGAATCCGGTCAACTCGAAGTCTTTGAGGGTCCGGTGGATGTCCTGCTCCGTGCGTACATCTTGCCTACAATATTCCGTGAACTCCTTGAAAGCCTCCGGCTCGTCAGTCGGTTCGATGAACTCACCTTTCCGTTTGCCTGCTGTCTGGGGGATCGAGAACTTACGGATCAAAGATTTGCCTTTGGTGTCCTTCAGGTTCTTCAGGTTTAGCGTCTCTGCCAGCTTCTCCAAGCTCGCAGGCAAGGCGGCACGTCGGCCCATCGCTGCGGTGCAACGCCATTGGTGATGAGCGGGCGGATTGAAGCCAAAGGTCTTGAGCCACAACGCATCAGACATCGGCACCTCGAATCCGGTAGCATTGTGGGCATACACCAGTGAGTCTGGTTGGCAAATCTGTCTGAGTAAGTCCTCAGCCTGCTCATTTTGGATGTCCGTTTGGAGACTCCATTCTCTGTTAGGCACATAGACCACTGGAGCGTTGTCGCCTTCAGCGATTGCTACGCAAAGTATCTCTGTGCTTTTATCTCGGGAGTATCTGTGTCCGCCTTGCTTCTTTATGTCGCAACGGGAACGAGACTCGAAATCCAAATGGAAAGCGGCGGGCATCGGCAGTTAGGGTGTTGTGAGAGCTTTCTCAACCGTCCATTGGTAGGGTGAGTTCCTCACTCCGCTGAACTCTGTCTTCAAAAAGTGAGCCACCACATTGTCAGCAGGTTGCTCAGTCTCTCGACGATAGCTTACCGTTCGTCATTCGGTTGCCTGTCCATCCGCCGCTCCTTCAGGTTTACAAGCCGTCTCAGAGTGCATGTCGCGGTGTTGAGCCGTTGAAGGCTACGGGAGGAAATTGGTTTACGCCGCGTCGTCCGAGTCGTCAGACTCGTCGCTGAAGACATCTTCAGCGCGGACACGGGTTCCACCGCCGCTGAGAGGCTCGCCGTCCTTGAGGAACTGGATCGCCTCGAAACCTGCGAACAGGCCGCGACCGCCATTCTCAGTGCCGTAGAAGCGCACGACGACTTTGGCGTAGCAGCCGGAGTAGGGTTTGTTGTCTTCGGCGGCGAGTGGCGTGCGACCATCGGTATCGACGATGACCGGACGGTTCTTGTTGCTGGCGTTGACGACCTTCATCCCGGCGTAAGCAGGTTTGACTTCATCGTCTTTGTCAGTGTGGGTGTTGCCGTCCGAGACGCAGAAGCGTTTTGGATCTTTCCACGTCAGCGGATATTTCTTCCACTTGTCGAGGGAGACGTGCTTCACGGCAGACTCGATAGCTGCCATCGAGGCTTTGTCTTTGGGATCGACGATGCAGGTGACTTTGAACTTGGGGTTTCCTTGATTGAGCTGTCCCTCGAACGGCTTGAAGCAGTGGAGGTAATCGACGCGACACTTGATGATCGCTGTTGCTGGGTCTTGGGCCATAGTAGTATTGGATTTTGGGTTTGGTGTATAAGAGGCGCAGATTTGCGCTTTAACGAAGTAACTCTCGTTCGAGAAGTGGAAACTGTCAAGGGGTGAATTTAACAGAAATCGTCGTTCGGGTAAGCGGCTGAAATTCGGGCTTGAGCGATGGTGAAATAGGCTTTGTCCACCTCCATACCAATGAAGTTGAGCCCCTCTGCTCCGCAGGCTTTGCCAGTGCTGCCACTACCCATCCACGGGTCAAGCACGGTGCCACCTGGAGGCGTGACAAGACGACAAAGGTAGCGCATGAGCGCAGCGGGTTTTACCGTTGGATGGTCGTTCTTTGATGGGTTAAAAGGACGGTTATCACGCTCCGGGATGCAGGTGTTCTCACCTTTCCACGCTTTGTCTGGCAGACTCTCGCAACCTTCGTTGCGGTCGGTGCTGTTGGTCTTGGCGCAGTAGAAGAAACGGGCGGCAGAACCGGAGTCGTTAAATCCTTGATGCCCTGGATGCTTCAGTTCACCAAGAAACTCGCCGCTTCGGTTGTTCGCGTGTTTTGGAGAAACCCATGTGGTCTTCCTGTCAGGGAACAGCGCCAGTACTTCATCACTGCCATCGTGAATCACGTTGGCGGGCCAGCGTCCCGTAACTGGTCTCGCTTCCCCATCTTTGCACAAACCAGAGTTTTCTGCGTTCCAAGTATCGCCTCCAGCAGCAGCGCCTCCCCATCCCGTCACTTCATTGGATGGCACGCGGCACAGGTCAATCTGCAACTCAGACTTCCCAGGCTTCCGTGCCAATGTGATCGGTTCCAACGCAGGCTTGAGCACAGTCTTGACTTTTGGAAACCCGCTGCCGTAAATCCACGCAACCAGATCACGAATCTCGAACCCGGCGATGCGGAGACCGAGCGCCATCAAGTCTTGTGTGCGGGTGCCTGCGAATGCGAGAACATGTCCACCGGGCTTGAGCACTCGGTAAACCTCTTTCCACTGCGCAGGCTGCGGCACGAAGTTGTCCCATGTCTTGCCCATGAATCCCTTCTTGCTCTTCACGTCATGGTGCCCGTGCTCTATCCAGTCTCGTAGCATGGCGAGTGCGTCAGGTTCTTTGCCAAGCCCGTAGGGTGGATCGGTGACAACAGCATCCACACTGTTGTTGGGAAGCGTCTTCAAAAGGTCAAGGTTGTTGCCTTGGAGAAGTGTGTAGTTCATCAGCAAAAGTCCTCCGCTCCAGATTCATCAGAAAACACCCCGGCCAGTTTCTCCGATCCATAGACAGGTCGTGGATCGTCAATCGAAACGAGCGTCGGCCCCCCTTCGGGCTTGACGATGAGTTTCTCGATGAAGCTCCACTCGTCCTTCTCGAAGTCATGCTCGAACTCGGCG